TTTTATAGACAACCGGTAGATTTCATGAATCCTATTTGTTTTCTATTAATATTGTGACTCTTTAATTTCTTCGGATAATCGAAATATTGCTCCTGATTATTTTTTTCAATATGAATTGAATATGGAATAGTTTTCACTATCTTTGCAGTGTAACCAGGAGCTTGATGGCAATAAATATTGTCATCAGGCTCTTTTTTATTGTCATATCGTGGCAATGGATTTAAGTAATTCTGCAACAATGACGTAAGTAAATAGACATATCTTTGAAGTAGTATTATAATCAGATAAACAATAGACAGAATGGAATTAAACGACTGGTTGGCTATAATCGGGGCTTTCGGAGGATTGGAGGCTGTCCGTTGGGGTGTCACGTTCTGGGTGAACCGCAAGACGAACGCACGGAAAGAGGATGCGTCCGCCGATTCAATGGAGGATGAGAACGAGCGCAAGCAGGTTGACTGGCTGGAAGAACGTATCGCCCAGCGTGACGCCAAGATTGATGCGTTATACGTTGAGCTTCGTAATGAACAGTCTGATAAGCTGGCATGGATTCATAAGTGCCACGAGCTGGAACTGCAATTGAAAGATGCCGAGCATAACCGTTGTGACAGGCCTGACAGCGAATGCGGTCGTCGTATTCCACCACGCAGGACTACATTAATTAAAGATAAGGAGGAAAAGAAAAATGGCTGACGTAAGAAAACTTGCACCGTTTATCCTAAAGTGGGAAGGCGGTTTTGTAAATGACCCTGACGATTTGGGAGGGGCTACCAATATGGGCGTGACTATCGGCACATGGAAATCGTGCGGCTATGACAAGGATGGTGACGGTGACATAGATGTGGATGATCTACATCTGCTTACTCGTGAGGACGTTGTTAATCGTGTACTCAAACCACATTATTGGGATAGATGGAAAGCTGATTTGATACAGGATCAATCTGTGGCAAATATTCTTGTGGACTGGGTGTGGGCATCCGGTGCGCACGGAATTAAGATTCCTCAACGCTTGCTTGGTGTTACGATGGATGGCATTGTAGGTCCCAAGACCATTGCCGCAGTAAATGCCAAGAATCCGCGTGAGTTGTTCGACATGATTAAGATTGCCCGGTTTGACTTTATCGAGGATATATGCCGGAAACGCCCAGCAAACAACAAGTTCAAACGGGGGTGGATGAACCGCATAAATGATATCTCTTATGTTGGTTAGAGTTATGAACTGGGTAAGCCGGCATATATTGCTGGCTCCTTTCATGTGTCTGTTCCTGCTGTTCGGATCATGTGGCAGCTCGCATAAATCTGTCAAGTCAGACACTAAGATTATACAGAAAGATAGTACACGTGAATCTGTCAATATCGTACACGGATCAAGTACGTCTTTGAGCGAACTCATTACCACTAATGGTAACTATGTAATTGATTTCCGTATCTATGATACCCGAAAACCGCCCGACAGTCTGACTGGAAAACCTCCGTTATTGGCTGACGGGCATGTAGAAGGTGATTTCAGCAAGAATAAAAAGAAGGAAACTGCAACCAAAGACAGTACGGAGGTGAAAGCTGACAAGGAAACCACTTCCGATATCCATGAGAAAACCAAGACTGAAGGGGTAAAGGATAAAAAAGAATCCACGCTGCTTAAACAAATCGGTTTTGTCTGTGTTTGTGTAACTGTACTAATTTTTGTTGTACTGGTGGCGAAACAACATTAGTATACCAGGCCGACGTTCCAAAGGTACGTCGGCCTGATGTTTGTCTATCAAAAGTTCCCCTGGTAATTTTTTATAAGGTCATTGGCCTCTTGTATATCATGGGGCGTGTAGATATCCGTCATTAATATGCTGCTGTGACGGGCCTGATCGCGTACACTTGACACATCATAAATGTCGTAGCATGTTCGTTATACCTGTATCCTTCAGGGAATAGAACTTGTATTGAGTGGAAAGTTTAAGGTCTTTCCTAAGATAGTGTATCAGACGGTGACAAATGATATTTATCATACGATTAAGCAGCAGCAGAAGAAGAAGAAGAAGCGCTGGGGATCGGGCTTGCAGATTGGGTATGGTTATCTGGGAGGTTGGTATGTGGGTGTTGGAGTGAGTTATAATATATTTATGTGGTAAAGTTCAATAATAAAACGTCTATTCTTATATCTATATTCATTTTTTTGCTATCTTTGTCGATATATTTTAGAACAACTCTATTGAATTAAATTAAGATGTGCGAATCAGAGGAAATTTTTTACGAAGATGAGCGAAGATTAAAGGAAAGCGGAGTTCGCAATGTATTTACTCCTCATACTCCTATTAATCAAGAAAACTTGTTTAGAGGAAGAATAACTGAAGTGCAACAGATTCTTTCTACGTTGAATACGCCAGGTCAGCATGTATTGTTATTTGGCGATAGGGGAGTTGGAAAAAGCTCTCTAGCTAATATTGCATCAAGCAAACTTATTAAAATAGCAGGAAAGGATTTGGTAATAAAACGTTGTTCTAAATCAGATTCTTTTAGTACCATATTTGAAAGTGCATTGATGAAATGCGGTATAGATATATCAATACAATCAAAAAATATTTCAGGTAGCTTTTCCATAAAGGGTATTGGGTGTCAAGAGAGTACAGAGTACAATGGATTTATGGATAAGGTGCAATCTCCTTCTTGGATTTATGAAAAATTGAAGGATCTTAATACACTATTGCTTATTGATGAATTCGATTCTATACAAAACAAAGAGGATAAGCATAAAGTCGCTGAATTAATTAAATTATTGAGTGATTCGAATTCCTCCTTTAAAATATTTGTGGTTGGAATTGCGGAATCAGCTGAAGAATTAACAGCAGGACATCCTTCAGTACAAAGATGTTTGAAAGAAATCAAATTGTCCAAGATGTCTCAAAGAGAACTGGTTGATATTATAAATAGCGGTTCAGCTAAATTAAAATTGAATTTTACAAGAGATGCTAAATTTCGTATTTGCAGACTAAGCTCTGGCTATCCTCATTTTACCCATTTGATTTCATTAAAATCAGCAGAAGGAGCTATTATAAATGAAGTAACAGACATTGATATAGATGACGTTAATGAAGCTATAGAAAAATCTATCCTTGATTGTGAGAATTCATTGAGACAGTCTTATGATGAGACCGTAAAATCATCTTCTACAATGATTGTTTATAGAAAGATTTTATATGCGACAGCATTATGTTATGATGAATTTATTAGAAGTAAATCCATTCGTTTTATTTACAATCTTATCTTTGATGAGGAAATAACTCAACAAAGACTGAACCAATATTTAAGTAAACTTGTTTCCAATTCTAATGATAAGATTTTGCGAAGATTAACAAAAGGGGTATATAGGTTTACTGATCCAAGAATGAGTTCTTATATTCGCTTAGTTCAATCTGATATGTATTCTGATAAAGAGGAATCTATATACGCAAATATGAAGGTAGAATCCATATAAATGAATAATTATGATTAAATGTACGATTATAACAGGAACTTCATTTCAGGAAGTCGAAATGAAGGTAAATCGTTTTCTGGCAATTAATAGAGTTCAGAAGATTATTGAAGTTGTAAATCTGAGTGATGAACAATATGTTGCGATGGCTATATATTATGAAGCTTAATTTTGCATTCCTATGAGTAGTAAGCACCCAAAAATGACATAGTGCTGCTTCACGCCATAGTCTCTATTTTTGTGGAAACTAAAATTCCACATATTCTTATTATAGTCGTAATGGCTGTTTTTATGCTATTATATTTCGCCAAAAGTGAAGAATTCCGAAGAATGGTCCATGAAGAATTGTGGAAGGCAGCCTAATAAGCTGCCTTCCCTACCCTTTTATAATCTCTCACCCCTATGCTTTATTGAAATTTTCCTATTTTGTTTTTTGTAAAGTCATATAAAATACCCATCTTTGCATTGCGTTACATATTTTGTTTAGTGTCGAGATTCCGACCGTTAAGCTACGGACAACATACATGCCCGTAGCTTCTTCATATACGGTTCCGACCCCCGTGTTGTATGCTTAATGGCTACACTGTATCCCGACATTAAAGATATGTAACGCAACGGGAAAGCGGAACCGTTTTCTTTTTCCGCAGACTAACGCAATTGCATATGTCAAAATTAGCCCCAACTACTCATCAACTATCTAAAAAGTTTATAGGCTATGGACACTATGAACTTACAATTTCTTCCTCTGAGGGCACAAAAACGATTGTCACAGGAAATGTGGATTTGATAGAACGGCTAAACTCGGAGATAGAGAAAGAAAAAGAGGAAGCGACTGCCGAAGCAATCGCTCTAGTTCTTGAATCCTCACTTTAGATTATCTAAAATCTTTCTTATGGCTTCATCAGCATGTTTTCTCATAATTCTGACATAATTAAAGATCGGTCTATTGGATTTCATGCTTTGGCCTATACAATACTCCAACGTTTCCAATGGTATGCCCAGTTCAAAACCATGTTGGACAAAGGATTTCCGGGCTGAATAATATACGACATGCGATTCTACCTCCAGCCTCTCCCCTAACCTTATAATTTCTTTTGTTACATAGTTACGAAAATTAGGATAAGAATATTTATAACCAAAATCAAGCTTTCCATTACGTCCCATCCATCTTTTGATAATCGGTTTTGCTTCCTCAGGAATAGTGAAGCTAATCTTCATATCACCTTTCTTTGTGTTTTTGGATTTTTCACGTACATATTCCATAATTTTCGCATCTTTGAAATTGTATTGCATCAAGTCCATCAGATTGATACCTCCTAGATAATACGAAAGCATGAACACATCCCTGGCAACACGCTGAGACTTCTCTTTTATCTCCGCATCCCTTATCTTCTTTACGTCAGCTACCGAGATATCACGCTCTTTGGGCATTCCTGCTGGTCTTTCATAATATTCAAAAGGATGCGTGTCATATGATACCTTCTTATCCCTTATTGCTTGATTGATTATTGCCTTCAAATGTGCCATGTGCATACCACAAGTAACAGGAGCCAGCCTTCGGACATTCTTTAGATAAATATCAAAGTCCTTTATGGTCCGGGGAGTAATTCCATCAAGCATTATATCATATTTGACAAACTCAATGAAGTAATCACTCGCCCTTTGATATAAGGAGGCAGTGGTCCTTCTCCCCTCTTTAATCAAATTCTGCATATAGTCAGCCGAAGCGACACTATAAGAGATGGCTCCCTGCTTTACCGAGGACAAGTATTCGACAAGTTGGGTACAAGTATAGGATGATGTGTTTATCTTATCCAAGGCATCCTGATATGAATTAAGTATTCCACGTAATTTAGCATTGACATGTGCGGCATCAGGAACACCTACCACCTGCCCTCCTTTAAAATTAGCAGTATTATCTATTTCAAATCGGGTAACGATGTATCTTGTTTCCTGTTTATGACCAATTGCGATACGAATTCTGTGTTTGCCGTTTTTCAGCACCTTGGCCGGAACAACGGCGGCTTTAAGAGTTGTCATAATTGTTCTGGATTCGTTTTAGACAAGTTCTTTTTGCCAAAAGTGGCACAAACTGTCTTTTTTTTATCCAAAAACGAAAGCTGGAGAAGCTTAAGAAAACACAAACCCCTCTGAAACAGAGAGGCTTGTAATGTGGAGCATGCGAGACTCGAACTCGCCACCTTTAGACTGCCAGTCTAACGCTCTAGCCAGATGAGCTAATACCCCGAGAAATAATAACGATGCAAAGATACATAGAAAATCAATAATACAAAGCTTTTGGGAAAGTTTTTTTTCATGTGAACAAAAAATTTATTTGCCACTTTTACTCCAAAGAGTTACTGTTGCGTGAAATTGTTAACCAATAGCTGACCAAGTTTAATAGCATAACAAGCGGATAACCCCAATTTGTGACAAGTCGGAGCTATCTAAATCATAAGTTAAAAGTTATTATGAAAAATCATTGTTGTATCAATACTATACCCCATCGGCATAATAACAGTCACAATAGTTACACGAACACCAAAGGGATCCCCACAGAAAGCTTCATTGGGAATACGGTGTATTTAGCTATGAATAACAACTATATGTCAAGAATGGATAGGATCGGAAAAAAGTCATACTGAAGCATCTTAGTAAAAGAACAATCATCGTCCTATCAAGTGCTACCCGGCATTATCTATATCAGTCCGGCAAAAGCATGAAAGGAGAAATATACCGAATATCCTAGAAGAGAAAGAAATATTCATGTCCGCCAATAACAAATCCACCACAAATACAACCAAGGGTTGCTGCTATTAACGGCTACGTACCATTTCAATTACAGCACTGTATTTCACAACTCTATGATTGGCAGGGCAAAAAAAGATGTAAAAATTGCATTAAACCTCCTCTATCGGCTTGGACCAAACTTCCTCTTTCGTTTCTTTACACATTACGGAAATAGTTCCTCCAACAAAATCCTTCACATATCCTTTGCGTTCAGCCAACATATCTTCCGCCATTCTAATGGCCTTAGCCTTATCTTTCAATGAAAATCCTTTATTAGCAAAATCATTACCTTCTTTAAAATATATATCATAAGTTTCCATTGTATCACCTTTTTAAATTTGAGTGGCAAAGATAAAACCTACAATTATTATGCACAAGAGATTTCTTAATTATTTTTCGAATATTGTCAAGAAACAATTTAACTAAAAAAATTCCCGACTTATCACAAGCCGGGAATTCATGTAAAAGCACTATTATAAATATACTAACTATTGCAAAATTTTACCATCTTCACCTAAGAACAATGTCTGTTCATGAGCATCACTTGTCAACACATTAATTTTATAAATACGGCTTCCATCAATGCCATAGGCCATAAAAGCCTGCTTTATCATAGCACCTTCCAGTGCAAGCCTGTCCATCACAGCTTCCGGCACATCATTCATATAGATTTCCGAGAAAACCAACTTCTTAGATTGTTGAGGCTTTTCCACTACCGGAACCTCTACCGGAGCCGCTTGAGCAAAAGAAACAGACACGCCTAAAGTCATCACTAATACCAATGTTACTAATACCTTTTTCATAATTACTTTATTTTTTATTCATTTTTACCGACAACAATAAAACAAGAAGCGTGCCACAAATCTGCTCATTTTAATATCTGACTAAAAATCAGCCACATACATATACGCTTTTTCATTTCAGGAGTGTAGATTCCTGTTGACAACACCACAAAAGTGTGGAAAAAATCCACAAAATCAGGTTTTATACCGGCGAACAAAAAGTATAGCCAAGTGTTTTATCAACCTCATCAAAACATTTAAATACCATGAAGAAGAGATGTTATTCTATATGTATAATATTATGGGTACTGATCACCACCTTGTCTGCTACCTCTCCCACTACATTTCATATAGCACTGAAAAAGATATATCCACATGCCACGAACGTAAGCTGGAGCCAACAAGGGAATTATTATGTGGCCTCTTTTACCCAAAATGGTTTTGAAAAAGAAGTATGGATGAACGGTAATGCCCAATGGGTAATGACTAATACCGATTTACAAACTACAGATCAACTGACACCTAACGTATATAATGATTTTACATTGAGTCCATACGCCATGTGGACTGCCACCAATGTAAATCTCATAGAATTTCCTAAACGAACCACTCTGTACGTAATTACTGTTAACCTAAACAATTCGTCGGCCACCAAACAATTATTCTACACACTGAATGGCAGGCTATTGCAAACAC